CAGCGCTCCAAGTAAATTATGTATTTAAAAAGCTTGGTGGCGATGTTGTAGATATTGAATTGACGCCCTCAAACGTTTATGCTGCTTATGAAGAGGCCGTTNTAGAGTATTCTTATATTGTCAATTTGCATCAGAGCGAAAACGTTATTTCTAGTGTTTTGGGAATGACAACAGGTACTTTTGATCACAAAGGCGAACGNAAAACAGGGCCGCATTCCGCAAGTCTTAATTATCCGCGTTTTCAAGTTGCACAAGCAAGAAAAATTGGAGATGCAATGGCCACCAATGGAGGTGCCGGCGGCACAACTCGCATTTACTCAGCCTCCTTCTCNCCATCTAANGATACACAAGATTATGACTTACAAGCGATTGTCGAAAATGCCTCTAGCGATGGTACCGATGATGGTGGCACTGCAGTTCCATTTTCAGGCAAAATCGGAAACAAACGCATATTCATTACGAAAGTTTTTTATAGATCTCCACGNGCCATGTGGCGCTTCTATGGATATTATGGTGGCGTTGGTGTAGTTGGAAATTATTCCACATATGGACAGTTTTCGGATGATTCGACATTCGAGATTATTCCAACATGGCAGAATAAACTGCAAGCGATAATGTATGAAGATTCAATTTTTACAAGAACTTCTCATTATTCATATGAGATTAAGGGTAATTGGCTAAGGCTTTACCCGGTACCTAGTCAATATGGCTACGGTGATTCTCTGAATGAACGTATATGGTTTAATTTTTACATTGAGTCGGATCCTTGGGAATTAAATTCTAGCTTTAATGATGGAATGGATGGTATTAATAACTTTAATACACTTCCATTTGAAAATATTCCTTATGCAAACATAAATTCAATTGGCAAACAATGGATTAGGAAATATGCTATAGCATTATGTAAGGAAATGTTAGGACAAATTCGTGGCAAATTCACAACAATGCCGATTCCTGGCGAAAGCGTGACTTTAAATCATTCTGAATTGCTTTCGCAGGCAAAGGAAGAACAAGGACAACTTAAAGATAAGCTACGGGAAATTCTTGATAGAATGAAGTATAATGAACTGGCGAAGCAAGATGCAGAAATGACAGATGCCGCCGCAACAGCTTTTAAGGGTGTTGGTCTTCCAATTTTTGTAGGATAAACTATAAATGGCTAGAGATGAATGGAAAAAACCTGCAGCACCGCCGCCCCCTTTATTCTTTGGAAAGAAGGAAAGAGATTTAGTTAAACAAGTCAATGATGAATTAATTGAAAAAGTCATTGGCCAACAAATTCTTTATTATCCCATTGATATAGAGAGAACGAACTTTCATGAATTATATGGAGAGGCGGTAGAGAAAACGTTTTTACCTCCCGTAAGAGTTTATGCTATGGTTGAATTTACCGATTATTCTACTGAATATCTTGAAAGCGCAGGAATTGATAAAACATGGGAAATTAATGTTCATTTTCATAAGAGAAGATTAGAAGAAGATCAAAATATGTATATTCGTGAGGGTGATTTTGTTTTGTATGGATCTTATTATTACGAGATAGTTAAGTTATCGGAACTTAAAAAACTATTTGGACAAGTTGACCATGGTTTTGAAATTTCTGCTAGATGCAGAAGAGCAAGGAAGGGACTATTTGATGCTACCTGATAATTTTGATTTCGCAATGGTACCAGTGGGAAGCGATCTTCGCCTAAGTGAGATAGGCATGTTGGCGTCTACACTTGAAGATATTGATTACGCGATAGTTTCGTGGTTAAAAAAAGATATAAGACTTAGCGCCAACACTAATNAGGGTTGGGCGAAAGTACCAGTACTGTGGCAAACACCAGAACGCTCATATCAGATTAAACATGAGAAATCTTTAAGAGATGATAGTGGTGCTTTAAAACTTCCTTTAATAAGCATTGAAAGGACAGGAATCACAAAAGATCCAGCCAGAAAAGGTCCATTTCAGGCTCAAATCTATTCGAATGATAAAAATGGCCGCACCGGAAGAATGATTATTGCCAAAAAGATTGTCGAGGACAAAACAAGAAACTTTGCCGTTGTTGGCAATACTAGACGCAGCAATTATAGCTTATATAAAGCCGGCGAACAAAGGTATTTTCCGAGAGTAAATAAAAAGATTGTCGTTAAAACTCTGTCGATACCTATTCCGGTGTACGTGAATGTTGAATATAAAATTCATATTAAAACAGAGTATCAACAGCAAATGAATGATCTTCTTGCTCCGTTTATGACCAGGACAGGACAAATTAATGCATTTGTTTTAAAAAGAAATGGGCATCTATACGAAGCTTTTATAGATCAAGGCTTTATACACAACAACAATGTTTCTAATTTAAATGAAGATATGAGAATGTTTTCTTCAGATATAACAATAAGAGTATTGGGATATTTGATTGGCGAGGGCAAAAACGATGATCGTCCTATTGTGAGAGTAGAAGAAAATATTGTTGAAATTACATATCCGCAAGAAGGATTGGTTGTCGACACCCCCGAGGGATTCTTAAAAATTACTTCCTGAAGTGAAAGTGCTATTTTATTGCACTTCAGGAAGACTTTTGACTTCCAAAATACTATTTAAAGTATGACTGTGGCGCCATTTAAAGCCATTTTTAGATCGAGGAAACAATAATGTCAGTCAAAAACTTTAAATTTGTATCTCCTGGGGTGTTCATTAATGAAATAGATAATTCGTTTATTCCAAAAGCAGCCGATGCCATTGGACCTGTTGTTATCGGACGGTCCAGAAAAGGACTTGCAATGCAACCTACCAAGGTAGAATCTTATTCTGATTTCGTAACCATGTTTGGCGAAACAGTTCCTGGTATGGGTGGCGGTGACGTTTATCGCGATGGAAACTACCAGTCTCCAATGTATGGAACATATGCCGCAAAGGCATTCCTTAGATCTAATGTAGCTCCTTTAACTTATGTTCGCCTACTTGGTCAAGAGACAACTACCGGTAATTCCGATGGCGGCGATGCTGCAGCCGGCTGGAAAACAACCAATACGATTAGTAATACTGCCAACTCAAATGGTGGTGCGTGGGGACTATTTGTTTTTCCCTCTAAATCACTCAATGCTGGTGTAGCCGGGGGCTCCAAGCTCAAGGCGCGCCAAGGCACCGGCTCTCTTGCTGCTATTTTCTATCTAGATGACGCTACAATTAAGCTTAGTGGAACTTATTATGCTGCGAGTGGTGGTCTTGACGTAACATCAGCGGCCGGCCACTTGGTTACAACAGATGATACTGGACTTTTTACAGCCGTCATTAGCGGTTCAACTGGAACAAATAATATTAAGTTTAGCTTTGATGATTCAAAAGAAACGTTCATTCGCAAGAAATTCAATACTAATCCGCAATTATGTTCTGATCCCGGCACATTTTATGCTAATGCTTCTGCGGAAGATTATTGGCTTGGCGAGACATTTGAACAAGAATTACGCGATGGCGCCGGCGTCAATCTCGGAGATCTTACAACTAATAGTAATTTAGTTGGTATTGTTCTCGGCTTAGGACAAAGCGCCAGCGCCGGTGTCACCAGCGGTAAAGATCCATCACAAATGAAAGGTCAAGCTTCTCGCGAGGCTACTGCTGGTTGGTTTATTGGACAAGACCAGGGTGCTTCTGGTTCTTATCACGCGAATAACATGCCGAAATTATTCCGTCTCTTGGGCCGCGGCCATGGCGAATGGTTGCACAAGAATGTAAAGGTTTCTATTTCGCAAGTTAGGCAATCAACCACTACTATAAGTGATTATGGAACGTTCTCGCTTATTTTAAGAGATCTTCTTGACACTGATAACCAAGTTGTTGTTTTAGAAAGATATGATAATCTTACGATGGATCCAACCTCTCCTGATTATATTGCACGCAGAGTAGGCGATCAGTACTATAGTTGGGATTCGGTACAACGTAGATTGAAGTTATATGGAGATTATCCAAATCTTTCTAAGTATGTTCGCGTAGAAATGAATGCAGATGCAGATGCTGGTGCGACAGACGCAGCATTGCTACCATTTGGCTATTTTGGACCTCCCAAAATAAAGAGTTTAACAGATATTTCATCATCTGGCGAGCAGGATTCCGGCGGTGGCGGTACCGCCGATGGGTTTGTGATTGGTGGCAGTGATTCGATTAAAGGCCCCGGCGGGGCCCCCAGTTTCTGGGGCTTTGAAAGCTTTGTAACTGCTTCTATTGTTTTCCCATCTGTAAGGCTTCGTGTAAGCGCTTCTGACGGTGGCTTAAGCGATCCCACAAATGCTTACTTTGGTGTACAAACAACAAGAATTAGTAGCTCTACAAGGGCCGATGCAAGTGTTGCTGACGCCCATAGATTATGGTTTCCAAGTTTTGCTACTGACCCCACTAGTGCAGATCCGTCCGTAGGCATAACTGGTTCTGCTTACGTATTTTCGTTAGATGACGTAAGAAGCAGTTCTGCAGGATATTATTATGAATCCGGCTCTCGCAACAGCGCCGGCGGCTCAGCGACTAGTGGTTCTTATACAAATCTGCTGGATGCTGGCTATGATAGCTTTACAGCGCCATTTTGGGGCGGGTTTGACGGATGGGATATATTACAGCCCGATCCATTAAGGAACGCCGGCATGACTACGGCCGCTACGGAAGATAATAGCTATGTTTACCATACTTATCGCAGAGCAATTGATACAGTTGCGGATCCTGAGTTTATCGATATGAATACGTTAGTTACTCCGGGACTAACAAATGATGCTCTCACAGTCCACATGATTAATGTTTGTGAAGAGCGTGGTGATGCTTTAGCGCTAATAGATTTAGCAAACGTATACATCCCGCCACACGAAGCGTATAAGAGCGACAGAAGTGATAGAATTGGTACAACACCAACTACCGCCGCTACCGCCTTGAAAGATAGAAGAGTTGATTCTTCTTATGGCGCCACTTTCTATCCGTGGGTTCAAACCCGCGACGAACAGAACGGACAACTTGTTTGGATTCCGCCGACAGTCGCTATGTTGGGTGTATTAGCCAGTTCTGAGAGAAAATCTCAGCTTTGGTTCGCACCTGCTGGTTTCAATAGAGGTGGATTAACTGACGGCGCCGCTGGAATTCCAGTCGTTAATGTTTCCGAGAGATTAACTTCTAAAGAGCGTGATACGCTTTATGAGGCTAGAATTAACCCGATTGCGTCTTTCCCCTCTACAGGTATTGTAGTTTTCGGACAAAAGACGCTACAAGAACGTCGTTCGGCTCTTGATAGGATCAATGTTAGAAGACTAGTTATTTACTTGAAGAAGCAAATTTCAATTCTCTCATCTCAGCTTCTATTCGATCAGAACGTTCAGGGTACATGGAATCGATTTATTGGTCTTGTTGACCCATTCTTGCACAGCGTAAAGACTCAACTCGGTATTACTGATTATAGGTTAATTTTGGATTCGTCCACCACAACGCCTGATTTAGTTGATCAGAACATCATGTATGCGAAGATCATGATTAAACCAGCCCGTGCGATTGAATTCATCGCAATTGACTTTGTTATCATGTCAACTGGAGCATCATTTGATGACTAGAAAGAGAGNGGCGATTTTTTATCGCCACACTAATTAAAAGTAGGTTATAGGAGTACCAAATATGTCATTCTGGACAGACGATGCGTCACAAGCTGGTTTTACAGAGCCAAAAAGAAAATTCAGATTTAAGGTGGAATTCACCGATTGGGACGATGGNCAGGGTAGCTCCGTTCTTTGGTATGCCAAGACGGCNACAAAGCCATCCTTTACGATTGNAGCCGGAGAACACAAGTATNTAAATTANACATTTTATTATCCTGGTACTTTAAGTTGGAATGAGGTAGAAATTACCATGGTAGACCCAACCACACCAGATGTAGCCACAAAATTGTGGGAGTTTCTAACAAAGTCAGGATGGATAGTTCCTGGCAGTCCGTCCGCGGGAAGCAAAGAAGCCTTTAGCACGATTTCCAAGGATATGGCTGTATCCGGCTTAGGAGCAGTTAACATAACGCAGCTTGACGCTAATGGCAAAGAGATTGAAAAGTGGACTATGCACAATGCATTCGTTACAGATGTTAAATTTGGAGATTTGGCATATGGCGATGATGAGTTAACAGAATTATCTCTCACATTAAGGTATGATTGGGCCATGCTGAACGACGGCCAGCACGCAGTAGTCACGGGATAAAAAACGCTTAAAAGAAATATTAGCTAACAAATAACGAGGTGTATATTGGCTAGAAATAGAGATCGGACGGGAACGGGCACGAACGCCCCAGAAAACACATCACCCCCTCCGCAAGTAATGACACAAAATCAAGATAATCCATTTTCTTTTGTTGTGCCAACAGAATTTGTTGAACTTCCGTCAGGTGGAAGATTTTATCCAGAAGGTCATCCCCTTCATGGACAAGAAACAATTGAAATTAAGCAAATGACTGCCAAAGAAGAAGATATTCTTACTTCGCGCTCTCTGCT